TTTTAACTTTACCACCAGATGCTTTTTTAGTTTGTGTTTGCTTTACAGCTTTTCTTAACTGAGTTAATACAGTACTGGCAGCTTGTGCTTCTCCTTGCTTTATTAATGCATTAGCTTCTTTTGTAGGAAGTGGTTTAGCTTTACGTGATCCTGATGGAACAACAACTTTTATTCCGGGCTTTGTCAACTTTTGTATAGCTGCATCTAGATCTTCCATAACCTTTTCAGGTGTCTTAGCCTTTCCAGATCGTAAAAGTTTTTCGGCTGCATCATCTTTACGTTTAGATAAAATCCTTTTTCCACCTTTAACAATGTACATTCCTACCATAGTAATCTCCTATCTTCCTGCATATCTGGCAGCACCCCAACCTCTGGGTTTTTTGATAATGCCACCTCTTTTTCTATTAACAATCTTACGTCCCTTTTTAAACGAGTCTACTAATTTTCGTTTAGGAAATACTCTTCGATCTTTATCTAATGGGTCAACTGGTTTAGGACTTCCTGCTTTTTTCCATGCTGATACATCAGGTACAGTTTCTCCAGCTTTATTCTTCTTTGTAAATCCAGCATCAATAGCATCAAATCTATCAGCCGTATCATTTTGTATTTTAGCTAGTTTTTTATTTACATCATACTGCCCTTTAGTTTTTCTAACTTTTTTTATTTGTGCATTATAACCATCTATAGTCCATTGATTTGCTTTTCTTTGTGGAGCTTCTTTTTCCCATTGCTTTGCCATTGCAGGATTACGTAAATCTACTTTACCTTCTTTCATAGCTTGCTCTAAATTTGACTGTCTTATAGTAGGTGGTAGGTTAAGATCCAACTGATATGGTTTAGGAAGAGCTTTTCTAGGTCTATCTATAGTTCGTTGTGGTCTAGTATATTGATCAAATTCCATTAAGCCGGGAGTTTTATCATTTATTTCTGTTTGTAATTTTGCTTTATCTTGCATGTATTTCTGAAATTTAGGAGTTCCTCTTAATTCTTCCCATACTAAATCTCGTGCTTCAACTGCATCAGCTCGTTGTGGAGCAGATAGTTTAGTATAAGGATGAGTAGGTGCTCTATCTGTTATTTCAATAACTCTTTGTGCAGCTTCATCTCTAAAAGCATCCCGTTTCTTTCTTAAATTAGTAGCCCTTCTTCGTAAACTTGAAACAACTTTAGGATCATAAGAGGGAAGTCTACCAACTTCTCCCACTCTTTCTCGTGTACTTGGAGCACCATAAGAAATATTTTCTGCTGGATCTTTTAATCCTTTTTCTAGATCAATAGCAGCTCTTTTACCTCGTCCTCTTTTTCGACCCCAACCATAAAATGCAGCTTCTTCACCACCTATATCGGCTGGAACTCCCATCTCTGGATTTCTTCTTATATTTTCAACAGTCTTATGAACTGCATCAGAAGGAAGATGTATATCTGCTATAGTAGAAGGACTAGGTTCTGGAACAGTAAAGGCATCTCCTCGTAATATCTGTTGCATGGAACTTGCAGGAGAACCCATTGTTGGAACAGCTACTCTTTCTCCTTTAAATGGTACATCTGTATCTATAAACTCACCACCCTTAACATATTGCTTTCCTCCGAATCTTTTCTGCAATTCTCTTTCTAAAAATTCTTTACTTGCCCTTAACTCTAATAATTCTTCAGCATCTTCTGCTGGATCTAATGATCTTATTCTTCTATTAACATCAGCTAAAGTAAGTCCAAGTTTATCAGTAACCTCTGTACTACCTGATAATGATTGAGGTGTTATATAGTCTACTTCGGGATATAAAGCCTCTTTAGCTGAGAAAGCTGCAACTTCTTCTTGAACACCTCTAATTTCTTCTGGTGTTAAATCTTTTTCTTTAACTCCTAATTGTTTAAGTCTATTTTCATATGCATCATTAAGACCTCGTGACCAAATTAATTCTTCTCCAACAGGATTTCCACGAATATCTACTCCACTTCCCCGTTGTACTCTAGGTGGGGTAGCTGCTCTGCTCCAAGCACTTCTAGCTTGTTTAAAATCAGGATCTGCAAGTACTACTTCTGGTGATGGGTCAAAATCTAAACCTAAATCATCCCCTGTTTTTTCTACATAATCTAATTCAGTTTTCTTAACATCTTGAGGATCAAATTCAAAACCACTTTCAGCTTGTTGTCTTCGAGCTTCTGCAAGTTCATCAGCTCGTAGTGTACCAATAGAAGGAGCAGTCTTATTAATATTGGAACTAGCACCTCCTACTCGTCTTATCTCTCTCCTAGCTCTTTCCCTAGCTTCTTCTACATCAAACTGTCTTGGATCTTTTGGAGGTTCCTTTGACCTGCTTAATCTTCGTAGTTCTTCTGAATGTTTTCTTGCTTGTAAAGGAGTAAGTACTTTTCCCATTCCTTCTTTAGTCTCACCAAATCCTAATCTAATTTTTGCTATATTTGCAAGATTACGAAATTCTTCAGGCCAAGGTGGAAGACCAGCCTCTTCCCATTTTACAGGATTTACATATCCTTCTCTTATAGCCTGTTTAATTATTCTTTCATTAGTAAGATTCTCAGTAAACTCTGTTAAATTTCGTCTAGCAGGTCCAGTTCTTCGTAGATTTTCCAAGGCAGAAGCAGCTTCTCTTGCTTTAAATAGATCACTTTTTAATTTTCTATTAATAAAAATATTAGGATTGAAACCTGTTCTTTCCTTTCGTTCTGCTTCTTCTAGTGCTCGTAATTCTTTTTGAGGTGCTACATATGTTTCTTCAAATTTTTCCTTAAATTCTGGATCATCTGTTTTTTTACCATGTGCTCTTCTTCTTTCTCGTGTCTCTGTTGCTGCTGTCCTTCTTTCTATTTCTGCTTCTTTCTTTAGTCCTTTAGTTAAACCTTCTGCTCCTCCTTCAACCCATTCATCTATAGACTTGTATCCTTGTCCACGAGCTATTTGCCGTAGACTTTTATCAGAAGTCCCACCTAATATTTTTTTTAAAATAATGTCAGCAATTCTTTTACGAGACATTAATTTACCTTACGTGTATATTCTTTACACTGTTATGGTCAACGGTAAAAGTCTCACCCTTGTCATAGTTAGAGTTAACTACCTCTTCATGGGGAGTCCCTTTAACATCTGGTCCTTTACGAGCAGCACCATAGCCCTGTCCTGTAGGCTTTCCACAGATCTTTTCAAGATCCGGTGGATTTTTTAATATTGTATGTGGTCCCATCTTATTTCTCCTTATATAAAGCAGCAACGAACTCACCACCATGATGACGTTGATAACCTGAATGTTTATTTTTTACCCTACCACCTTTACTTTTCTTTATCGTACCACCTGTTTTTCTTTGATCTGCAAGTGGTGCAGCCATTTCGGTTGCTGCCTGATATTTTCTACGAGTTTTTTCGTCAAACTTATCTTGCATTTCTTTTGTAAGTGGTTTATATTGTCCACCTCTTTCATCTTGATCAGCTAATATTCTTTGTTCTCTTTTACTTAATGGTCCTTTTATTTTACCTTCTTCTATAAGTTTTCTTTTAGCTACAGGCCAATCAGCATCTTTTGACAAAACTCCTATTGGACCTAGTGGTCCTAAATCCATATATGTATCATAATCATACTTTTTCTTCCTCATCTTTTTACTACGAGGATTATAGGGACCGGGAGTACCCTTAAAGTCTGGATCATCTTCCCATCTATATTTATCTATATTAATCTTTTTTAAAGAAGTACCCTTACCAGTTTTTTTAGGATATCCTCCACCTCGTCTACTAACTTGTTTAGATACTTTACTACGATTAGGCATCACTGTCCTCCTTGCATAACAGGATTAGGACCACCCACTGGATTTAGTGGAGTTTCCATATCATCCTGCCTCATTCTACGAGCTTGATTTCTAAGTGCATCAATTGAATTTTTATAACTACCTTCCCATGCTGGTACTATAGTCCAGCTCTTTGTAAATTTTGCAGACTCTATCATGCAAGCATTAAATAATGCATTATAGGCAAACTCACTAAAGTAATTAGATGTTGTTGCACTTGTTCCTGTAGCTGATGATAAAGGAATAGGTCTACGAGTATACTGGATTTCTCCTGTTACGGCTGATGCAGGAGTTGGTACTATGTAAATGGATGTATTATTCTTACGTGCATAGTAACGGGGAGTGCCTACAGATGTGCTGGCATAAGGCCAGTAATCTATGGCATATTCATATGTTCTTTGTAATAGGGTGGTAATGTTGGAAGAAGCACTGGTCTTAAAGTTTACATTCCTTATGACAAGTGTATCCACTGGTAAACTTACCGTTGGATTACTGGCAGTAAAAGAGAACGAGGCAAAGTTATCCAGACCGGGATCATCCAGTTCTTTCACCAGACGATCTTCTGCCTTCTCCACAAACTTAGGGATCTGATCTGCAAATTCTGACGAATCATTCTCTGCTGTATTAATCAGATCCGTTTTAAGGAATGAATAATTAGGCATGTGCTTATCCTAATATGGCAGTTACAGGTCCAGCATCAGGTGCAGATACCGTTACCTTACCGTATACGGCCACACCATTTTCTCCTAAATATGTATCAATTACTCCATTTGCCTGAATAGCTAATCGGAT